TTGATCATCCTGGCATACGCCTTGCGAAGTTCCTCATCCTGCAGGAACCCCCTCCATTTCTTCTTTCGCGGATTACCGTTCTTTTTCCGTGCCTTCGCCCGTCCGGCGAGTCCCTCGGCCACCTTCAGCTTGATCAGGAGCCTGCTTCGTCCGCGGAAGCTGAAGGTCTTTTTCTTCCTTGCGGCCTCGATCGTCTTGCGGTTCGCCTCTCCCGATTCATTCAGTACCCGCTCCAGCGTCTTCAGATCCTCGGCCGACAGTCCTCCGGCCGGAGCGTTCATGAGTGGCTGGTAGAAGCTCCACCCTCCGCGCACCGGTGCCAGTCCTTCTCGTCCGCGCACCTCGTTGATCAGCAGGTAGTTGTTCGCGATCCCTTCGGCGTATTCCTTCAGTTCCAGCTCGCGGTTCTTCGGGGTCGGATCCACGAACTCCAGGAAATACTCGTCCCCGAAGTCCGGGATCACCAGCTCCTCGTTGGCCTTCTCCATCATGAAGCGCATCGTCGGCGCCACCACTTCCGAAAGGAAGATGAACATGCCGGTCTCGGCGTTCGCGCGGTTCACGTCCTCGGTGATGCCGATGACCGACTTCGGCATCCCGAAGGCCACCAGGATGTCGTCGCGCGTCATCTTCATCGATTCGATGTAATCCATCTCCTTCTGCGACAGGGAGATGACCTGGTATTCGATTCCGCCTTCGAGAATGGCGACCTTGCTCGTATTCTTGATCCCTCGATAGCGCTGATTCCATCCTTCGCGGATGTCCTCTTTCTGATCGGCCGTCAGATTCTGATCCGGCACCTTCAGGACGGCGTCCGGCCTCGCCGAGTTCAGGAAGAAGTCCCGCTGGTAGTGCGTGGCGAAGTCCTCGGTCTCGACGCGTTTCTCGGCGGCCTTCAGAGGTCCCATGCCCGTGTATTCGTCGAGCGGGTTCGGATATTTGAAATGCACCACGTCGTTCGATGCCAGGCGCACCTCCGTCCCGTCCGGTTTCCGGAAGACGTAGCCCTTGATGTACTCCACCGCGTCGACGACCACCGTGATCCAGTCCGGGCGCAGGTTCCACAGCTCCACCACGTCCCCGCGATCGTTGCGCACCTTGTACCAGAACGCGTCGCCCGTACATTTCAGGTTGATGACCGACAGCTGGAAGAACTCGTTTTTGGTCTGAAACGGATTCGGCTTATACAGAAGATCCAGCACCGGATGCACCGTCAGCTCCGCGACCTCGCCTTTCGAGTTCAGCACGCGGTACATCTCCAGCTCGATCGACCCGATCTTCCTCGCGATCTTCGAGACGCAGGCGAAGACGTACAGGGATTTCCCGTACCGCCTCAGCATCTCCGTCGTCGACATGTCTCCCTTCGTCATCTTCGTCAGAAGCTCGAGGCCTCCCGTAACGGTGACGTCCCCATTGAGCTTCCTGCGGATTCCTGAGAGCGCCCTCCGAAAAATGTTTTTCTTCATAAAGGCTCTTGTCTTATTTCCATAGTAGCACTCATGCCCAGCTGACGCGAGGCTCCGGACGCTTCCGGATCTGCCATGCCACCGCACGGGCGAAGATGCGGTCGTCATGCTTCTTCTTCGGCGCGTCGGCCCGGTAGTTCGAGGCGTTGGTCCTCTTGTCGGTGTAGACCATGCTCATGAGCTCGTCCTCGGCGTCCCGGTACGATTCGATCAGTTCCCCTTTCCGATACGCGCTCTCCAGTTCCGTGATCATCGTCGGACGGTTCGAGGCCGTCGTCGTCCATTCGTAGAACCGGACCTTGAGCCGTTTCAGCTCCTTCGCGTGCGCGAGACCGACCGCGTTCGTTTCGACCCCCAGCTGGATGTTGAACTTGTGCCAGATCTCGGCGACCTTGGCGTCGAAGATCTCGAACGGCTCATCCGACACGTATTCATAGATGACGTGCGCCCGTCCCTCATCGGTGATCTCGATGACCGCGAAGGCGTGCCGGTCCCCTCCCTTCACCCCTTCGGCGCAGTCCATGCCTCCGTAGAGCTTCTTTCCCATCAGTTCCTGTTTCCTCGCCTTCGGAGCCTGCCACCGGTCGAAGTCCCTCATCGGCACCCTCAGGTTCGGATCCATGATCACCTTCGAGAACACCCCGCCCCCGGACTGCAGGAAGCATGAGACATCGTCCTCCGGGTACTCCTGAAAGAACAGCCGTCCCTTGTCCCATATCTTGTAGCGCCTCCACTTCATCATTCCGGCCGGAAGCTCGATGCCGAAGTCCCTCGCGATCCTCGCGTGCGCCGACTTCTCCTCGTCGGTCATGTCGTGCATGAACTCCGCGTCCGGGATGTCGAAGATCTCCTGCACCGACTTCGACAGTCCCGATCTCTCCAGGTCGGAAAGGTTGTCGATCGAGTATTCCCCGTCGATGAACCATGGAATGAAGATCGGCGTGTAGCTCGACTGTCCCGACTTCGCTTTCTGCCAGAGGTCGTAGAACTGTTCCCGTCCGTTCGGCGTCGTCTCGATGTCGATCTGCCCGAACTCCGCCGCTTCCTCGACGCCGGCCAGGATCCTTTCGAGGTCCGCGTAGAACGAGGCTTCCGAAAGATGCGCCCGCGAAATGGTGTCCCCTCGACCGAACGCCTTTTGCCCGGCCGTCCCGATGAAGTAGCTCGACCCGCGCTTCGGGAACTGGATCTCTCGCTTCGAGTCGATCGACAGGGTCGGCTTCTTGCGCATGCTCGCGATGAACCGATTGACCGCTTCGAACATGCGCTTGGTCGATTCCCTTTCATGCGACACGACGATGGCCTGCGTCGGACGCCTCATGCAGTCGATGAGCTGATCGGCGTCGATGATCTTCGACAGTCCCTTCTGACGCGCCTTCAGGATCAGGTTCCGTCGCGTTTTCCTCTCCCAGTAGTACGCCTGCGCGGCGTTAAGTTTGAACCGCACCATGCGGCCCCTCTTGTCCCTGATCTTGAACAGGCGTTCCATCGCCTGCCGATTGTCCAGCTTGTAGAGTACCCCCATGTGATCCAGTATTTTCTATTTCGTCGTCCTGGTCGAACTCGTCCTCGATCGAACCGCCAGGCTCGACGATCAGCTTCGGCCGGTATTTCGGATGCCGTCTGTCCAGGAAGTAGGTGATGGCCCGGTCAGATCCCTGCATGATCCTCGAGTTCAGCATGCGCTCCACGTCCTCGAGCTTCCGCATCTCGTATTCCTCGAGCGCTCCGGCGAAGGCCTTGTCCTCGTTCCTCCACGTCTCGAACGCCGTGCGTCCGACGTCCGCCTTCTCGCATGAGTCCTTCACCGATCCCAGCGTCGCTTCGTAGAACTGAAGGAAGAGCTTTTTCTTGATCCTGGTCCTTTCCTGCTCCTTGACCACCTCCGCATCGTGTTTCACCAGCTCTCCCTCCACGGCTCCATTCTGGCCTCCTGGTGGGCTAATGTTAGCCTTTTTCTCGGTCTGTTCTGGCTCTTTCCCCGATTCGCTCTCCCCCTCATTTTTGTCCGTATCTTTTTCGGACGAAGGATCAGGGGGCAGGTGTTCTCCCCCCTGTGCTTTCTCCCGAACTTCCTTCTTCTCTTTCTCCATGGTCTTTCGTGTCTATTTGCGGTGGGTTTTCAGGTGTCCCTTCTTGATGCCGACCAGGATCAGCTCACCGTAGATCAGGGATTTCAGTCTCTCCTCGCGGTCGACTTTCTCCCTCTCCAGTTCATCGAGGACTTTTTTCATCACGTACGAATCGCGGCTTCTGTCGCCCTCCTCGTGATTCCATAGTATCAGGTTCATCGTATGCGCCTTATTTCAGGACTCAGAACCTTGGTCGCCCCCTTGAGCGATTTTCCGTCTGAGGACGGCGACCATGCACGGCCCATCTCCTCTGTGATACGGGCTGACCGAGATGACCGCCCATCCTTCTTTGATCTTCGCTTCAAGCTCCTCCGGGCTGATGCCCCAGGCGTATTCGATTTCGTGCTCGATGTATTGCGTCATAGATGGAAAGGTTCGTCGTCGTTTCTCATAAAATATCCGCATGCGCACTCCCCGAATTTCGGGTCGTTCTCGTCCCCGATCGGTACGTGCCAGTCGGCGCGGCATGCGTATCCGTAGGCGTCCTCCATCTCCATGATGGATCTCATAGATCGTCCCTTTCGTGTCTGGACTTCTTCTTCGGGATCCTAAACCCCTTTGACCGGAAGCCTTTTTCGTGGCCTCTGATCATCTTGTCCCGTTCCGGCCGGAACCCTTTTCCCTTTCCCCTGTTCTTGATCTTCATCCGTTCGATGTTGCCTCGCGGTTTCCAGCTCATAGCTTCTTCGCTTTATTGCCCGTAAGTTTTTCCCATCGGTCGACGATGACCTGGCCGAAGATCGGGTTCTTCTCCATGAGGTACGCCTTGCGCTTCATCTGCTCGGCCGCGATCAGGGTCGATCCCGATCCTCCGAAGAGATCCAGGATGACGTCGCCGGGCGCCGAACATCTCTTGATGGGCTTCTCGTGCAGACGGATGGGCTTCTGGGTCGGATGCGCGTACTCCGCGCTCGGATCCCTTGAGGCCAGCCAGATCGAGAACATCCCCATGACCTCCTCGATCAGCGCGTTGCCGGTCGTGACGTCCCGGTTCAGCACCTCCACCGCGTTCCGATATTCCGGGTTCAGGTACGGCTTGCCGATCGTGCCGTAGACGCAGGGTTCGTAGACCTTGTTGAAGGCCACCGAAGGCGTCGCCATATGGTTGTTCTTGATCCAGAGGCAGACGCGCTTATTCTCGATCCCGAGCTTCGCGTAGAGCGCCTGAAAGAGATAGATCCATCTCTCGTCGCACCAGTAGAAGACATGCGTATTCTCCGCCGCGACCTTGAGCGCGTTTTCCATGCTCGCCTCGCAGAATCCCCCGTAGCTCTCGGCCGTGCGGTTGTCGTCCACCACCTCGTCCTTCTTGCCTTGATACTTGTTCGTGCTGGAGTTGATCCCTTTGGCGTAGTCCAGGCCGATATTGTAGGGCGGGTCGCAGTAGACCATCGTCGTCAGGACCCCCCCCATGAGGCGCTTCACGTCGTCCATCTTCGTCGAGTCCCCGATCATGAGCCGGTGATCTCCCATCTCGATCAGGTCCCCTTCGGCGAACGTCGTATTCTTGGCTTTCTCCTTGGCTTTCTCTCCGTCGAACTCGTCCTCGAAGGTCGGGGCGTCGAAGATCCTGTCCAGATCCGGCTTGTCGAATCCCACGCCTTTCAGCATCTCCATTCCCATGCTCTCGAGCTTGCCGAAGTCGAACTCTCCCGTGTTCTTGTTCAGGCGCAGGTTCAGCTCCATCTCCTCATCTTCCGAAAGATCCCTGTCCGGGACGGATGCCGCGATCTCTGTCCTTCCGAGGTCGGCGTAGATCTTCACGCGCTGGTGTCCGCCGATCAGGTTGTTGTTGCGGTTGATGACGACCGGCATGGCCAGTCCGAACTTCTCGAGCGAGGCCGACAGGTCATGCCTCTGCTTCTCGGTGATGATTCTCGGATTGTAGTCGGCCGGGATCAGGTCCGACACCTTGCGGATCTCGGTGGTCCATATGATCTCGCTCATAGCCGGTCGATCAGTTGCCGGAGCAGGTCAATCGTGACGTTCACGGCTCCGACCACTTTCTCGTACAGGAAGGCCATGGCGCTCTCGAGTCGTCCCACCCTTTTCTCCAGTGCCTCGACTCTCTCATTGTCCGGATCACGAACGATCTCCCTCGTCTCGATGACCCTCTCCGGTTGGATCACGGTCGTCCCACCCTGGATCCCCTCCACTTTCTGCCTCAGGTTCCAGTTCATGTTCTCGAGCGTCTTGATCTTCGCCTCCAACTCCGCGAATCGGCACTCGATCCTCGCCTGCTCCTTCGTCCCGTATCCCAGGTGCGAAGGGTTATTCTCGAAATGCGCCGCGGCCGACGGGCACCCTGACGCCTCCGCGTGGAGGACCCCCAGTACCAGGAAGAAGACGACCGTCGTCAGTCCGGCAAGGATCAGAGTGGCTTTTTTCAGATATTCCATGGCTGTTTCGTTATCGTCATTTTATCTGGGAAAAATTAAACGCGGGCGGGCAGGTGATCTTACCAAGATGGACGGCCTTATGATGAAAGGGACACAAGTGAGTTACGAGAAGCGGTTTGTCCTGTTCGGGGTGATGCGCATGAACCTTTTTGTCTCCGCAAACCTGACATGGACGTTTCTCTATTTTTTGGTGTCTGACCTCTTGCCATGATTTAAGACGCAGAGGATTTTTCTTTTGGTAATCCTGTGAATTTTTCATAACCTTCTTCATATTGCCGGGCTTTTTGCGCCACTTCTTGCATCTTTCTGTATTACAGGCCCTGCAAAAATAGTAGATTTTCCCTGAAGAACCGACACCCTGTTTCATCAGGCTTTCTAACGTTCCGCACGTCTGACAGTGCGGCGTATTTGACTTAACCAGGTGTGGGTAGTTCATGACTGGATCCTATCACTTTTCCGGGTTTT